AAGAATTAGTTTCAATTTCTCCTGTAGATTGGATAGTGCTACTATCCATTACTTTTACTTGGTTTCCTCCTACATTTCTAATGATAACATCAGTTGAAAATAATCTTTGTAGTCTTGAAAAAATGCTTTTATTCGCCATTTAGGTATATAATTATTGTTATAAATATTATTTAAAAAGCCAACTAATATCTTCTTTACCATGTTCTGTTTTTACATGATAAGGATTATCAGCTCCCTTTGAAAAATATGCCCCTTGATGTGTTGTTCTGTTTACTGTTATATTATTTAGGGCTTGTCTAGTTAAATCGATTCCTCGTTGTTTGTATTTTAAAGCAGTATCTCTAATATACATAGCAATTCCAAACGCCATAACTAAATCATCATTGTATCCTGATTGTGCCTCAGGTCTACCATTTCTCCAAATAAAAGTTTTCATTTCCTCTATTAATCTTTTAGATTGGAATGTTACTCCTTTATCAGAAATATATTCTTGAAATTTACCTACTACCATAGGTCTTGTTCTTGATGACATTGTAAATCCGGGAACTAATTTTGTTGTATCTTGGTATTTATCAAAATATGAATTTACATTGCTTGATTCTGTTTTTTGTGAGTAATATAAATTAGTATATTGTCTATCTATTACGGTTTGTATCGTAGCCCACCCTATGTTAGCATTTTCAATTACTAATAAAGCTTCATTATATTCTGTAGCTAAACCTACTAATAAATGGCCATATTCTTTAGTACCTAGTTGTCCTTTATATTCAGCTACTTGTACATTATTTTTAACATCTATTACATGGCATGCAGAATAATCTTTCCCATCGCCTCTAGATACATCAGCTACTACCATATAGTCCCGTGTATAGTCTGGTGATTCCCAAACCCATAAGTTTTGATCTGCTCCTCTTTTTTCTAATGGTTCTTTTATATATGTTTTTTCATAAAAATCTATATATTCAGGATAAAATACAATATCACCTGATGTGCTAAAGTCACAATCACATTCTTGTGCCGCCATTCTAGGATCACCTAATAGTTCATCTTGTTTCTTTCTCCAAGCTTCATCTCTATCGGGGTGTACATACCAAGGTAACTTAATAGGTAAAAAATCATTTTCAGAATTTTCAGCTCTAGTCCATGTTTGGTGAAACCAATTACCAGTACCATAAGGAGTGGATAAAGCAATACAACCACCACCCGTTGCTAGGGTTTGTTGTGCTGATGCCCAAATTTCTCCAATATTATCAATAAAAGCTGCCTCATCAATTAATAGCAATGATACTGCTTCTGATCTACCAGCATCACTTGAAGCTGATGTGGCTTTAATTTGTGAACCATTACTTAACCTAAGGTTAAGTTTATTATTTTCAGCTGCATCTATTTTAAGCCATGAAGGTAAATTTTCATACATGAATTTTACCTTTGTTACCATGTTTTTAGCTGTTTCCTGTTTAGTTGCTATACAAAGTATATTTTTGTCTTTATGAAATGTCATCATCCATAAAGAATAACCAGCACCCAAAGTTGATATACCTAACTGTCTAGATTTTAATACTATAGAATATGGGTTATCTTGAAATAACGATAATACTTTTTCTTGAAAGGGATATAAATTAAATTGTATACGTCCACGTTGTGGATGCTGTATATAACAATATTTACGCATAAAATGCACGGGATCCTTGGCACATTTTAAGTATTCTTGTCTTATTACTTTTTTTATATCTGACATATTACTTTGTTAGTATTACTATACCCACTGCAACCAAAATTCCGGCCCCCGTTGTTAATTTGGTTTTTACCTTTTGTTTTTTTAAATCTGTTTGTAGTCTATCTGATAATTGTTTCGATAGTTGGAGTTGGTTTGTTTGGGTATTTAACATACTTTCAAAATTTATAACTCTTTCATTTAAATTAAATATAACACTATCTTTAAATAATAACTTTGTTTCTAGTAATTCTACTTTTTGTCGTACTAAAGTAACTTCACTTTTAGCACCATCACCAGTTATTAAATCTTTAATTACTAGACGAACTATCGGTTTTTTTAATCGTATCGACGTACTGTCTATAACGTTCTGTGAAAAACTTTGTAAGCTCATCATCATTAAAGCTATCAACGGAATTAACTTTTTCATTTACTTTATATTTTAATGTGACAATCTTTTTGTCTTGATTGTAAATTTCCTTATCTAATTTAATAATTTCTTGATTTAAAGTATCAATTTTAACTATTAAATTATCATTTATATTATGTAAAGAATCTACTTTTGCTTCTAATGCATCAATTTTAGTATTGTAATCCTTAACATATTCCTCATCTCCAATAAACACAAAATATACTAGAGCACTTGCTAAAAGAATAATTATACTATAACTAATAAATCTCTCTTTAGATTGCATTTTTCTCTAATTTTGCAACTAATGATTCTAATTCTTTCTTTTGAGGGGTCTTTTTCTTTAAAATATCTTTAATTTTTTCTTTTTCAACATCGTCAGCTGCTGAGTATTCTCTAGCTAAAGATTTCATATCTGCTGTGATGTCTTTTAAAGCTTTAACTGCAATATCTAATTTTTTGTGTTTTCCTCTAGCTTTTTTAGCTTGTGATATAGCATCTTTATCATCATCTTCATCTTCTTCTTCTAAAGTTTCTAATTCTTTTTTAAGAACTTGAACAGCGGCCGTAGTATCTTCTATTTCTTCTTTAGATGGAAGTTCTTCTTTTAAATTAGAATTTTTTCCTACTAACTCATCTGCTTCTTTATCTCTACCACTTCTTCTTAGATAGTCTATATATCGTTGATCATCTTCTTTAGGTTGGATTTCTTTTAAAGCATTCATTAGATCACGAATTGCTTCGCTTTCACCTACATTTCTATACTTCATAAACCTAGCTACAGCTTGTCTTGCCATTTTAACTTCTTCAGATGAAGGACTTTCAGTTAAAGTTTCTATAATGTTTTCTTTTATAAACTGATTTAATTCGGATCTTTTCATTATATTAGAGTTTTTATTATAAATATATTAAAGGCCTGTAATATTCAATATTTGTTGAATTCGTTCTTCTGTAGAACCAGATATTTTTTCTACTACATTACATCTGTGGCCATATCTTTTAATTAATGTTGTAATAGTAAAATCAATTAAATCTCTATAGTGTTCATCTGTTTCACGAACACCATTATCTTCGATTTTTAACCCATAAGGAGATATATAAAATATATAATCATACTCTCTAATAAATTCTGAAGCATATGTTTCAAATAATTCTTTATCTTGATGGTGTATGGATTTAGCGTTCATTGTAAAAGCCATAACATCAACTATTGTTCTATCTGTAATAATATCTGTTTGTATCAATTCAGCACAACGTTCAGCTAAAAATATAGTTTGACCTTTTAATGTAGAATCAGTATTAAGTGGTATACCTAAATCACTTAAATATTTACTACGCTCAGTAGCAAAATTATAATCTTTAAATTGTGGTAATTTTTGTAAAGCATTAACCAATGTTGTTTTACCTACACTCATTGTGCCGCATAAACCTATTTTCATATCTTAATTTCTGTGATTTTGTCCTTTAGGTGCTGGTTGTTTATACCAAGGCAGCCCCGTTTGATTTCTTATTGCTTCTTTATGATCTTCTTTTGTATATAGGATTCCATAAAGATAGTATTCACCTTTTCTCTCATTTCCTTCTGGTATTAATGCTGGGCCTTCCCAATTATGAAGTTTATTATCCCATATATAAGCTATAGTACCATCTGCTTTCTTTAATTTTTTGCTTTTAGGCCAATCTTTAAATTTATTCTCCATTTGTATTATTTTATTTGACGTGAATATACGAAATCTATTTTAGTTCTCCAAAAGTGTTTCAGCAACATATGTACCTTGTGCACCACTCACCGTTATACCTCTAGCAGAAAGAGCATCACCAACAAAGTGGACGTTAGGATACTTGGTAAGAGCTAGATTAGAATAATCGACGAGTGGCTCAGGAGAAAGATATTTTACTTCAGGCACATAAATACCCCAATCATCTTTTAATGTTGGAAATACTTTTTTCATGTCTTCAATAAAATCATACACATACATAAAGTATGGTTGCATTGCTTTTGAAATTTTATGTAATGTATCTACTTGTATAGCTGATACATTTACTCCTTCAGATGTTGTTGATGGTTTTCTACTTGGACTATAATATAATCCAGTACCGTCTATCTGTAATTTTTTAACTACATCTCTAGACCAATCAAATGGTTTATCAATACCTTGAACTTCCATTAATATACCAAAATTGGTCATATCATTTCGGAATGCTTCATCTTTTTTAGCGTGTCCATTATACGAATGGTCTCCATACGTTTCTTCAACGGCAACATATGCTGCATTGTTGTTTGTACAGAAAGAACGTAATGATACTCCTTTGTCTTCATATTTTCTATATAATTTGAAATCATAAGATACATCAATTAATTTTTGAAAGTGTTTTTGTGGTGCTTCAAATCTAACACCTATTTGTACTGGTTTAGGTTCAGTTGGTAAATCATATTTTTCAGCTAATACTTTACCAAAGTCAATACCTGATTTACCTACACCAAATATAAGTTCATCATATTTCATTTCATCTACTGCTCCTATAGATACAATTTGATCTTCAAAATCAATATCTGTAACTTTGGTTTCCCAAATAAATTCAACACCACCATCAACTAAAAAGTCATACCAATTTTTACCAATTTCATGTAAATAATCAGTACCAACGTGCCATACTGGGAATAATCTTAAGCCAAAATATGGTTTAATAAAATCTGGTTCTGCTATAGGATTTGAACATTGTACTTCTTCTGGTTTAGGGTGGAAACGTTTAAAATTATCAATTACTTGGTCAAATAATTCCATCGCTTTTTCTTCACCACAATATTTAGATAATTGTCCTCCAATTGAAGTATGATAAGTTAATTTACCATCAGACCAACCTCCTGCTCCTAGAAAACCTGTCATTACCTCTTCATATGGTCTTAAATATGGATCTTTACCCATATCAATTATGGTAATTTTACCTTTAAAACCATTATCAATTAGCTTAGTAGCAGCATTTACATTTGCTACACCTGCTCCAATCATTACTACGTTTTTACTCATATTGTCATTTATTTTTAACACATTAATATACGAACTAGAAATGGCGTCTCCTAGGGAGACGCCACAGATGTCTGTTTTTTTTTAATCTCGACTGGCTATGAATCAGTCTGTATGTTTTATTTATCTAACAATCACAACAAGGACAGTCACAAGACTTTCCACAGTTGCATTCTTTACAATTACATTCCATATTAATTTATTTTATTTTTAATCAAATGTTACGTCAGCACTCCATTTAATGTCTCCATTGGGGAGTAATTCTAATTTAATATCAGGATTTCCTTCTAATACATCGTTACCACCTACTGAATTTAGATGTTTAGCTAAATCCATAAATACAGATCCTTCATCTCTTGAAGTAGCAGCATATTCTGCTTTTGTCCAAATATCAGATTGAAATCCTTCTTTTTCCACTACAGAGTCATTAAACATTGCCTCTACATAATCAGCAATTTCTGATTCTTGAGGAATTCCTTCTTTTAATAGCTTACCTTCAGCTAAATATTTTCTTAAATCGAAATTATCCATTTTAGTTTATTTTTATTTTTAAATCGGTTGTTCCTTTATGTATTCTATGGACATCACCTTCGTTGATAAATATACGATCCCCTTTTGTTAATGCCAAGGGTAATCGA